ACATTACCTACAGACAATTGATCAAAATATAATTCTGTCGCATCACTCTGTGTTGTTGTATTGAACCGCATACTCCCATTACCAGGATCTGATGCCGACGTGTTACCGGCAACGACCTTATATTCCATCGTTATCAATCCCGCTGGAAGCGGGGTTACACCCCTCGGTTTTCTTTTCAACTTCTTTGTTTTCTTCGCCATTATGCCGTCGTCAAAGACCAAGTTGAGCCAGCAGGGCATGATCGAAGAACAAGATTGCCAGAAACCGGGATACTATAGCCCGACATCTTGTGAGTAGCGTGTGGAGAATGAGCACCATTAGTTCCTGCATGAACACTGTAAAGTACGCGAGGAGGACTACCAGCTACCTCATCAGTCAAAGTAAAATAAGCGGCTGTTGGAAGTCCTGTGCCTGGATCAAACTGTGGTATTTCATAAGATGTTGGGGGACCTGTAAAAAGAATTTGTGTGATATTGCAGGGACCAGCATCAATAATAGTCCCCACTAAAGCAGCGGTGATGGCCTTAACTCCATGAACTAATTGTTCTGGCTGATCTTCAGTTTCAACTTCATGACGAGGTGCGCGTGCCATTAGTATCCCTCCCAATTACCCAAGGAGATTGCGATACCATAGGTAAATGCATCAAGCAAATCATCTTGTCTATCTTCTACATCACCTACACGGAACCCAAGGACTTGACCAAGAAGATGATTCTTTGTTACCTGCTTATAGGTAAGAACTCTATCATACGCAGTTTCGAGAATCTTAACCATGCCCCGGAATACGTATCCGCTTACGTTGATAGCGCGTTCTGCTTTGCCCAATTGAGTGAGTTTCTGAGGCATTTCGTTTACTACTAACATTCGGCGACGCGCTTGCTGTAGCAGGATCGACCCACTTGCCTTGTCTTCGATAAAGCAACCTCGGTGTCCTAGTCGGGATCCGCATTTCTTGGCATACTCCTCAAGATTGTTGTACACGACCGGTAGCCAAGTCTCAAGCATCGAGCCTTCAATTTGCAAATATTCATAATCAATAATCTTGAGCCACTTTTCTTCCCCAAGTTTTTCGTAGGCCCAATAAATAACTCCAGTGCCATCATTCTCTTTGCCCGTTTTGACAGCAGTATCCATGGTGGCAAATACATAGAGACATCGCTGAGGGAATGACTCAGGTTTACCTTCTGTTAGCATATTGTTTAGACTGAAGAAAGCTTCTCCCGACCAATCAACAAACTCCGCTAAGTATTCTTGGGCGTAGACGAGGGGGTGGTTGTCGCGCTCAAGACGTGCCAGTTCGTCGGCTGGGAGGAAAGGATTGCTATGTGACGGTGCGTGATATTCTTTGAATCCGTACTCTGGCAAATTGCAGATTCGCCAGAAAAGATTATCCTCGTTGATGCCGTTAGTGTTCGACGCAATGATGGCCGCTCCTCTAAAATCAAGTAAGGTAGGACGGATCGCTTTTTCCCATATTTGGATGGCATTGGATTTGGTGAACGCGGCCTCGTCGATGATAACGAGATGGTAACGGCGGGACCGTCCAGCTTTTTCGTCTTCGAGGGTCCAGAGTTCAATACGACCTCCAGTAGTTGTATGAATGATGCCCAAGTTGCGTGAGGAGTTTCGAACGGCCGGTTCTAGCGTTACCTCATTTTCCGAATAAGCCTCCGAAGCATATCGGTAGTTAGGGACAAACCATCCAACCTGAGCACCCTTCGCAGCAAAATCACAGGCTACCGTTTTGAGGAAGTTTGTCTTTCCCCATCTTCTGCCACATCGCAACGCCCTGAAACGGGCTTGCATCAAGAAAGCTTCTATCTGCCCAGGATGCAAATTGGGCAGACTAATTACTTTATCATTAGAAGTTGGAATAGGAACAAATGCTGTCATCTAGCCCATCGGGGGAGCCGGTACGTCCGGGCTGGGAACACGCCCGACTCCCCCTTGTCGTAGCACCGGGCTCAGGGGGGCTGATTCACACTATGCTACGATTCTGGATTTCCGCTGCCGTTTGTCTTCTTATTACTATTCTCTGTTTCTGGCATTATAATATTGGTGCCAGGAAGATCGGGAAGACCACCCTCAATGCGAATTGTTACTCCTGCCGTGATATCGCTGGCTACCTGCTGGAGGCGAGGATGCTCGTACGCAGCACAAGCCTTCGCCGCGTCAATTCTCACTGACATCGGCAATGAGTCATCTTCATATACCTGTCGGAGCCATTCTTTAGGCGGAAGACCCTTGACATTAAATGCATGACTCCTCGGCCCAAGAACTTCGCCTTCTTTAGGTTTATCCATGTGACAAGGAAGGAACAGGTCCCCCTGCACCTAAGATGGGAACCATGACTAACGAGACGTGGCTCAAAGCTCTGCGTCCGTTAGAACAGAGCCGCTACCACAACTTGTGCCTCTTGACAAGCCCCTGTATAATAAAAGCTATGGAGAAGGCAGCAATGGGAATACAAGAAGACAATAACTTGATCAGATTGATCGCTAACCGTGCCTCTCAATTCTATTGTATTCACGGCATAGACATCAAACCTGAATACATAGCTAGTGAGTTGAAAACATGTCACGAAGAGATCTGCCCTCTCCGACTAGCTGGTCTGCTCGACGCAGACATTAAAAATCTTATGCACGACATATCCGGTATTCACCGGTATATGGATATCCTCAACGGAAGTTTCTGGGAGTGTTGGCGACCAAGATTCGCAAAGTGAAAACCCACGGCTTCGACAATCCTGTCGCCCCGAAGTGAGCCGTGGGCTGATGGGCGGGATTTGTGCTCCCCGTCCAGGGGCCTCTTACGCCTCTTACCCGCAGTGAGAGGAGCGGGGAGGCCCCACTTCTTGCTTGCGCTTCGCACATTTGTAAAGTACAATTAAGGGTAAAGGGACTCTCCATGTGCGCAATAAATCCCAAGCATGAAAAACACTTCACCATATCGGTGTACACGTCGCTTGACATGACGGAAGAAGAATTTAATAATATGGTGCGAGTGAAGTTAGTAGGAGCCGAGACAGCTTTGAATAGTGACATGAGACTACGGTGGCATGTGAAGGATCAACTATCATGACATTATCAACAGCGGATGAAGACCTGTTGGAAACAGTAACCAGAGGCAATGACATCATCCAAGTTATTCGAACCATGGCAATGATTTGTGGTAAACAGAGCATTGCCATTGAAGCAACCAACGCGAATAGACTAAGGGTTGCACAATCTTCGCTCGTGGCTTTAGCAGATTATCTTGAAACCATATATGTGAGATAACTATGCCAAAGGTCACTTGTCCTTGCTGTCACGGCACCTGTTGGAATATAGTATATGACCCTGAAAAAATGGAGATCGTAAGTCGCGAGCCATGTGCCCATTGCGAAGGCACAGGGGAAATAGACGCAGAAGTGGAGGAGCCAAAGGAAGATTAAATGGTAGCCTCGTACAACACTATAGAGAAAATACACCAAGTCCTCGCTCGGCATCTTACCAGCAGACAGATTAGATTGATCTTAGATGATCTAACCATGGTACCGGGAACTCACTCGTTTCGAGACACCATAATTCGATTACAGCGGTTTCACCAAACATGGGCAGCGGGGGAAAGAGATAAGACTATTCAAAAAGAAGAAAAGCCAGGGGCGTAAGTTAGAGTAGGAGAGACTGAAAACGAAATAGGAGGACTTATGTCTCATAAGATCAGGTTTACTGCCGAAGGTCCAATGTCAAAGTATGATAGCTTTGAGGAAAGGCTTTTGGCAGAAGGGTTCAAAATCGTAAGCGTCGATCTTGCCAAAAGGGCAGAACATCATAAATCCCCACCCGTAAACGGACCACGAGCTCACTACAAGAAACCTGCCATGGAACTTGTGTTCGATGCCCTGAATGGAAATAAGGGCTTGGCCATGAGTGTAGACACTCTTGTAAAGGCTATGAATATGCCCACGGGAACAATCAGCGGAAGCCTTGCCAAGCTGAAGAAAGCTGGTCGCGTGAAGAACGATGGCAAGGGCAGATGGTGTATTAAATGATCAAGTGGCGCGGCAGTGTCGGCGGTCGGGAAGTTCTTGGGCTCATGCTAGAAGAAAAGAACTTGCAACGATTGCGAGAAATGAAACCCATCCATATTTACCGGGAAGAGATGGGGTTGCCCTTTGATATCATTATCGACTATAGTGATGATTTGGTAAAGACAGTGAAAACCATGAAAAAGATGGGACTTATATCTGAGAAAACAGTATTACATGATGAAAGAGATAGGAAGAAGTCGTGATCAAAATCGTAGTTATAGCAGAAGTGCCAGACGAACTTTTCAAAAGCTTGATGCAGCACATTCGCAATTTTGATATTGCGAATCCAGGCTGTAAGTTCCAGATGATAGTGAATGCCCCTGACAAGAGCACAATGGATATCACACAAATGTTGGAAATACAGCCTCCTCTAACAATAACAGTAGAAGGTCAAGAAAGAGGAGGAGGACATCCTGAGAAGCATTGGCCTCATTTGGTCAAGAAACCAAAATCCTAGTTGCATTTCCCAATTTTGTAAAGTATAATTATGCATGGTGGTTGATGGTCAATCGCCAAACAACAGGAGTCTACTATGTGGGTAATCTTAACACTGGTCATAGGAGGAGTGCTAGTATTCTACTGGCTCGCTTTCTGGAGCACCGTCCTAATGTGGCTTTGGTGCCTCTTTGACCTAATCCAAGGCAAGTTTATCAGGGCTACCATCTGGTTCTGTTGCGGGTTCGGGATGATGGCATGGTGGATGTCGGACCCGGATTGGACCTTCGATGATTGGGTGCAGTTATCGATCCGGACTGTGGGATTCGTCATTGCCCTGACCATTGTGGCCAAGGTCCTTTGGTGGTATCACAAACGCCGGAATGTCCCGGCTTTTGGGACCCTACCCGATGTAACCGGGAATGTGGTGCCTTTCGTAAAGGCAACGCGAGCGGAGCGCGAGCGTGTGATGCAGATCCAGAAGCACAGGTGCGCGAACCCCTACTGCAATCAGGACCTGCGCGACAGTGTCCCACATTGGGATCACATCATACCAAGGTCTGCGGGAGGCACAGACTCGGTTCATAACATGCAATGGCTGTGCGATACATGCAACCTCAACAAGAATGACATGACTTGGCTTGAGTTCCTGTATCGGTACGCGATTGGTATGGGTCAGGATCCTAACGTGAACCAGAAGCCATGGCAGAAGTGGGTTCTCACACGAAGCAAGAATGGCTTGCAGTGTCAAGGTTAGAAGAAGGAAAGGAAGATTTGGTTAGCTCGCAAGAGCTCCCTAACCCCGGCCCTCAGGTAAACTCCCCCGCAGGCGAGATGGCAGCGCGCGGGAAACCAAGACGAGACTGTACCACCGTGCTGAGGTAACCGGGTTTTGCATACACGGCAAGTCTCGTAAGCTATCGTTGTTGGCTCGCAAGAGCTTCACAACCGGCCCTCGGTTCCTCTGTATACGCTACTGTCAGGGGGACCGGGGGTCTTTTTTCGTTTGGCTTGGTGAGGGGGCCTTGGATTTTGTAAAGTAGAAAGGTTTTCAGGCTCTCATCATAAAATAGAAGTTGAGGGTCGTCATGATGGGTGATGAGTATTTTAGCGATTTTTGGAAAATGACTGTGATTTCCTGTAGATTCGCCCGCGGACCGCGACCTTAGGAGGACCGACCATGATGCAGTGCGATAGATTTCTTTCGCATCGCGAAAAGATGCAGAAATGATACATGATGCAGATATGATACAGTGTGGCATGATACACTGATAGAGGATGACACAGTGTTGTATATATGATACAGAGTATAAAAAAAGCCCCGCATGAAGCGGGGCTGAAGGATAGGGAGGAAAGATTAGTTTTCGATTATGGTACTGACCTTGAACCGTGGTGCAGTACCAGACCAGAACAGAGCCCTGAACCAGCCGATGATGGTCCAGCCAAGAAATAGATTGACCATACAGATGGCGAGCCAGTCCTGATGCTTACGGTATACTGCGATGAGCGATGGTAGGAAGTAGAGTGTGAGGATGATGATGAGGGTATTGTCCATGGTAGTGTGTCCTTTTACCTAGAAGAAGAAGGAGGAGGTGTGGCATTTGCGCCACACCGAGTTGGAATTAGGCAACCTTTTTCTGCTTGGGCGTTGCCACGGGGACCACTGCAACGTAAGATTGGCCGTTGATGGTGCACTGGTCGCCCCATGTGTAGA